ATCAGATAGATTCATGGGAAGAAGTAATGCCCGGGAAGCAGTCAGCAGATGGGAAGTTCACAGGTCCTTGTGATATTGCAAGGAAGTGGACACCTTATGAGATTTCAATCGTGAGTGTTCCTGCAGATCCTACAGTAGGCGTAGGTAGAGAGTTTGAAGAAGAAAAAAACATTTTAAACAATCGCTCTTTATCTTGGTTTAAAAGGCAACTTCAAATAAATAAAACAAGGTTAAAACAAGGAGGACAAACAACATGAACAAAAAAGCATTAATACAAGCAAAGCTTTTACGCCAGCAGGATATGGTAAATGCTGCAAAAGAAGCAAACAGGGATTTGACTGTTCAGGAACAGGCGGAATTTGATGCTCTTCAAAGAGATATTGATTCTTTAACAGCTGAGATCGCTACAGAAGGTGATCCAGCAGTTCCTGACACAGGGGAGAAGGATAAAGAGACTATCCTTCAGAGAGCTGTAACTCAGGAGAGGGAACGTATAAGTTCGATAAATGACTTGTGCAGAGAGTTCGGGATGGACGCACAGGGATATATTGATAACGGTTCAACTATTGATCAGGTTAGAGATGCAGCTCTTGAGCATGTGAGAAAAAATGGAGCACCGGTCGCTGCAAGAGGAGTTGATGTAACAGCTACCGCAGAAGATAAGTTCAGGGCAGCGGCAGCAGACTCCCTATTACTTAGAAGTGGAATGATTGTTGAAAAGCCTGCTGATGGTTCAAGACAGATGATGGGAATGTCTCTTCGTGACTTGGCTATTGAGTGTCTTGCAGGCGAAGGAGATAGTAGTCTAAATCGCAGATCGTCTGATGAACTTTTTGGAATGCTTCAGAGACAGTTCTATAACCCAACTGCTTCTTTCCCGGCAATCTTAGACAATGCCATCAATAAGGCATATGTCGAAGGTCACAAAACTGTATCAGTAACATTTGACAGGTGGACGAAGAAGGGAAGCCTAAAGGATTTTAAGACCAATGATAACTACTATTTAGCAGGTCCGGCAGGAGAGTTCCTTGAAGTGCCGGAGGGTGGAGAGCTTAAGCACGATACCTTCAGTGATGAAAAGCGTCCGACAAGAAGATTGAAGACTTACGGTAGGCAATTCACACTTACAAGACAGGCATTCATTAATGATGATATAGACCTGGTAACGAGGATTCCTGCAAAGTATGCAGCAAGTGCAAGAAAGACAATAAATAGGCAGGTATACAGTGTTTTGATAAATAATCCGGCAATACATGACGGTACTACTTTATTCTCAACAATGCATAAAAACCTGCTTGCAACAGGAACAGGAATAACAAGGGAATCTATGCAGAAAATGATTATTGCGCTTCAGAATCAGGTAGATGAGTTCGGAGATGCAATAATCATAAGACCGGCTACATTGGTTGTTCCTTCCGGCATGGGATTTGAGATATTTACAATATTCAACAGCCCTACAATTAACACATCCGGCAATACGCAGGCAGTAAACCCATTGTTCAGATATGCAAGCTCTATTGAAATTGTGGAAGAGCCAACTATCAATGTATTGTGTGGAGGCTATGGAAAGACAATGCCTTGGTTCTTAATCGGACATAAGGATGATACGGACTTTATAGAGGTTGATTATCTTAACGGACAGGAAGTTCCAACCATTAGGCGAATGGAAACACCGGGACAGCTCGGATTCGTTTGGGATATATACCTTGACTGGGGTGTTGCAGTTATGGACTGGAGAGGTGCAGTCAAGAATAATGGTACCACAGTTGCAGATCCATTGGCGTAAAGGAGATAAGTATGGTAAGCATGGAAACGAATGAAGGCAGACGCTTCTTTGTAAACTTAAATATTGGCAAGGGGGAGTTGGCAGAGACTTTGTCAGAACTTTATGAGGCGGCAGAGACTATTCGTAAATGTTACATGAAGCTGGGAGCTTTAGGGTTGGTATTTAATGAGGAGGTATCAAAAGAAGATACCTCCATAAAAGATTAGTCAGTGTGAAGTTCATTAATCAATGTACGAAGTAAGTTGGAGATATTGTCCACAACTTTGGAAATATCATCTTTTGTACATGGAGATGAGCTGTCAGGATTTGATGGTTTTGAAGTTCGCTGAAAATCATCAATAAGGTGCATTAATTCAAAATAATTCATAACTTGCTCCTTTCCGAGAATTTCGACATTGCAGTGTCGATAGAATAATTATAAGGAGCAAGAGTGAAGTAAACAAGGAGGCAAATATGGCAAGTGCTACATATTTTCAGAGAGGGGAAGCTCTCGACTATACAAATACCGGCAGTGATAAGATTGCTGTCGGCACTGTAATAAAGATTGGAACAAGAGTTGGTATAGCAGGGGACGACATCCTGCCAAAGGCAACGGGAACGATTCATGTTTCAGGAGTGTTTGAATTTAAGAAAACCGGAACGAATGAAATAAAAATGGGAACAAATGTATACTTTGATGGTACGGGAATAACTGAGACCGCAGGAAGCAACACACCTGCAGGATATGCTGCTGAAGATGCAGTGGCGAGTGCTACATCCATCAAGGTAAAAATTGGATAGGAGGCAAATATGCGAAAACTTATAGCTAAATATCCAATTCTTTATTTGTCTAAGCAATACGACATTGGAGATGAACTGGTTGCAAACAATCCTGAAATGGTAAAAGCTTGGCTTGATGCAGGAACTGCCGAGTGGGTAGAGGATGAGGAATCTGTATCGGATGGTACTACGGATGAAAAATCAGAAGAGGAATTGCCACCTGCTACAGCAACTCCTGTGGTGGCAGAGGCAGGACTTGCAGGTGATGCAGTAGGTGCGGAGACAGATGAAAATCTTGTTGGGAAGATACCAAAGACACCTGCAAGGAGCAGAAAGTAGGTATTGATGCAAAGGAAGTCATTCAAGGAAATTTTAAATCAGGATATTGAGAATGTATTCCTTAACACCTTGGAGTTTGCAGATATCCATAATGTAGATGGAAAAGATATGCCGGTGCAGATAGATGACAATGAGGTCATTGAAAGAGAAAAGAAAGAAAGGTCTCACATGGACGGATTGTATGTGAAGCAAAAGCTAATCTATGTGAAAGCAAAGGACTTTGGACCATTGCCTGCGATCGGAAGGCAAATCATGCTTGACGGTAAGCGATATTTAATTACTGACTCTACAGATGAGTATGGTATTTATACGATAACGTTGGAAGGGAATAGGAGCAAATGATTGAGTTTGGTATTGATGAGGTTAGCCTTTCAAGGGTCAGAGCTAAACTTTTGTTGTTCGAAAATCAAGTGCCTAATGTTATAAAAAAAGCCTTAAACGCTACTGCCAGAGATGCAAAGACAGCTCTGGCAGATAAAGCGAGGGAGACATATGCTGTAAAATCTCCAAGATTTAAAAAAGCAATTAGGCAGAAAAATGCAACCGCTTCAAATCTTGTTGCGACTTTAAAGATAACAGGAAAGGCTACTGCACTATCGGATTTTAAATATAGAAGGCATAGTGGTGGAGCAAGTGCAAGGGGTAAGCTGTATAAAGATGGATCATTAAAGGACTTGTCACTAAATGATAAGTTAAAAGCATTTGTTGTGAAGTATCATTCCGGACATGTAGCTGTAGTGAGGAGAGACCCACCTAATAAATATACAAATGGTATCTCTAAGAGAAAAGAAACCGGTGGAGATACTACTAAATTAAAAGAATTTTACAGTCCATCAATCCCTAGAATGATTGGAAATGAGTTAAAAGTATATGGCATCGTCAAGCCTAAGATACAAGAAAGCTTGAAGAAACATATAAATAGGGAAACGAGTAGAATTTTCAGAGGTAGATAATGACAGCAGGAAATCTTCAAAAAGAGTTGATGAAAGATATTGGTGGTATTTTTGAAAAAGATTTATTTAAAGATTCTCTTGGTAAGTATGGCTCACTAAATATATATGCCCAGAATCTTCCAATACGAGAAGACGAGGATGCACCGGATCCTGTTCCATATATTATTGTGAGGATTTTAGATGGCAAAATAAAAGGATGGGTGGAAGCACAGGAAGTTCAGGTAATGCTAATTCTTGGATGTTTTGATGATAATTTGAACAATGATGGCCATGAGACATTACTTGAATTAATTCAGAAAATTAGTGAGAGATTTTTGAAAAATCCTATCTTAGCAAATCAGTTTGTATTTTTAAATGATGAACAGCATCCATTTGAGTGGGCTCTTCAGGAAGAGGAGTCATTCCCATATTTTTTCGGAGCCATCAGCATGACTTTTAAGACAGCGGCTATAAGAACGGAGGATAAATACGCATGAGTGAACTAAAGAAAACAATAACAGAACCGGTGGAAGAAGAGGTAAGAGCACTTATACCTACATCCCAACCCAAAGAAGTGGAAACACTTGTTTATGTTGGTCCTACAATAGTAGGTGTAGCAAGTCACAGTACTATATTCAATAATGGTCTACCGGATAATTTAAAGGCGGCAATTAATAAAGAGCCTGCATTTAAAGGATTAGTTATTCCTGTAAACAGGCTTGCAGATGCACTAAAAGAAATTGAGACGAAGTCAGGCGCAACATTCTCATTATATGAAAAGGTTGCAGATTACAAATTACAGGAGGATAGTTAATGGCTTATAATCACGGAATAAGGATTGAAGAACAGGCAACAAGTATTGTTGCTCCAATTACAGGAAGTGCAGGACTACAGGTTGTAATTGGAACTGCACCGATAAATCTTGCAAAAGACCCATATAGTGTTACTAATGTACCACTGATTGCATATAGCTTTTCAGAGGCAGCGAGTCAGCTTGGATACAGTGATGATTTTAAAAAATTCACTCTCTGTCAAAGTATGGATGCAAGTTTTAGGATTTTTAATGTGGCTCCGATTATTTTTATTAATGTATTGGATCCTAAAAAGCATAAAAAAGACAATACAGAGGCTTCAGTAAATGTGGTTGCAAAGCAGGTAAAGCTTGAAGAAGATGGGATTCTTCTTGATACTTTAGTGGTTAAAGATGGAGCTACCACGCTTACAAAAAATGAAGATTATATTACAAGTTTTACTGATGATGGAAAAGTACTGGTATCTCTGATTGAGGGAAGTTCACATGCAGGAGCAAGTACATTAACAGTAAAGTCCACAAGTATAGATCCTTCGGCTGTAAAGGCGAAGGACATAATTGGTGGATATGATGCAGCTACAGACAAAGAAAGTGGTCTTGAACTTATCAGACAGGTATATCCGAGGTTCAACATGACACCTGGGCTTTTACTTGCACCGGGATGGTCACAAATACCTGAAGTAGGAATTGTTTTGGGAAGCAAGTGTTCAGAAATCAATGGAGTATTCAGTTGTGAATGTGTCCTTGATTTAGACAGCAGCAGTACCGGAGCAAAGAAGTACAGTGCAGTTGGAGAGTGGAAAAATAAAAACGGATATACAAATAAACATAGCGTTGTGCTATGGCCACAAGTAAAGGTTGGTAAGAAGCAGTACGCATTTTCGGCAATATTTGCAGCACTTACTGCTTATACAGATGCAAGTAACGATGATGTTCCAAATCTTTCACCTTCAAATAAGATGGCAAAAATCACAGGTCTGGTACTTGATGACGGAACAGAGGTAACACTTGATCAGAATCAGGCAAATCTACTTAACAGTCAGGGTATTATTACAGCAATTAATGTTAATGGTTGGAGAACATGGGGAAATAATACAGCAGCATATCCCGGAGTGACAGACCCTAAAGACAGATGGTTTTGCTGTAGAAGGTTTTTCTCATGGTGGGGTAACAGCTTTATTATGACATATTTCCAGAAAGTGGATGACCCTGCAAATTATCGTTTAATTGAATCAATTGTCGATAGTGAGAATATCAGAGGAAATTCATATGTGTCACAGGGCAAGTGTGCAGGAGCAAAGATTGTATTTGAGGAAAAGGATAATCAAATAACAGACATACTGAATGGTAAGATTAAATTCCGTCAATATCTGGCACCTTATACACCGGCAGAGAATATCCTTAATGTTTTGGAGTTTGATCCAAGCATGCTTGCAGCAGCAATAAGTGGAGGAGGTAATTAATTATGGCAGGAGTTCTTGGGATACCGGGAGTGATTAACAATTTCAATCTTTATTATAAAGGAACTGCTCTTGTGGGACTGACAGGAGAGATAACTCTCCCTGATTTTGAAGGAACAACGGAGACGCTTAGCGGACCGGGTATACTTGGAGAAATAGAAGAGGTTGTAATCGGAGCTTTCGGAAGTATGGAGCTTGAAATTCCATTCCGTATACTTGATGAGGATGCTTTTAGCCTTATGTCTCCAACAGAAACTCTTGACTTAACTCTTAGAGCAAGTGAACAATATACGGTAAAGAGTACCGGTGGAATAGATACTAAGGGAATGAGAGTTGTAGTCAGAGGAAGGCAAAAGAAACTTACTGGGGGAACCATTAAGCAGGGTGGAGCAATGGATGCCTCTGTTACTGTTGAGGTAGCATATATCATGATAGAGCTTGACGGTAAAAAGAGAGTTGAACTTGATAAGCTTAATAATGTTTACAAAGTTAATGATAGAGATTTGTTGGCGAAGATTAGAAGTCAGTGCTAAAGGAGACAGATATGGCAGATAAAGTAATTAATGTTGCAAACACTAAGGATAGTGCTACAGAGAGTTCAGTCTCTGAGGCTTCTATGGTAGTTCACTTCTCAAAGAAGTATTTTTTTGAGGATAAGGAATATGAAGAGATAGACTTGAGTACATTGGAAGATATGACGGCAACCGATATGATAGCAGCAAACAAAGTGCTGGAGAAGAGTGGAAGTTTTTCATTCTTACCTGAGATGTCACTTGAATATGCTTGTATCATATCAGCAAGAGCAACAAAGATGCCTTTGGAATTTTTCCAAAGATTACATCCAAGGGATGCTATCAAAGTAAAAAATAAGGTAACATCTTTTTTTTACGGAGAGGGATAAGACCTGAAGATGGTAAAAATTTAAGAAAGATTGCAATACAGCTTGCTATGTCATTACAGACAGGGATTGATTATTTTCTATCCCTGTCTGTTTTTGAATTGATAGAAATAGCAGAGGAGGTGGAAGAGATTGGCAGGAAGCAGCGAGCAAGAGCTGGCAATTCGAATCGCAGGTAAAGTAGAGAACTCTTTGAAGCAGAGCCTTGGCATGACTGAAGATGGGATTAGTCACCTTGCAGGAATGGCAAAAAAGGCAGCTGTTATGATCACTGGAGCATTTGCTGCAATAAAGGTTGGACAATTTATTGGAGATGCGGTCAGTGAGTATTCTGAATTCGAACAGTCAATGGCAAATACGGCAGGTATAGCCGGTGCTACTGAAAGTGAATATGAAAAACTGTCAAAAGCTGCAAGAGAAGCAGGAAAAGCCACCACCTTCACTGCATCTGAAGCTGCTGATGCATTGGGATATATGGCACTTGCAGGTTGGAATGTGGAGACCAGTACAAAAGCACTTACTCCTGTCTTAAAGCTTGCAGAGGCTACACAGGCGGACTTAGCGACTACAAGTGATCAGGTCACTGATTCAATGAGTGCAATGGGAGTCGGTATAGACGAACTTCAAGAATATCTTGATGTAGTTGTTATGACCAATAACAAGGCAAATACAACTTCTGCAGCTCTGATGGAAGCAATGATTGGGTGTGGTGGTGCCGCCAGAGCATCAGGTATGGATTTCAAGGAGACTGCAACCGCACTTGGTATACTTGCAAATAATGGTGTGAAGGGTGCAGAAGCCGGAACAGCGTTGAATTCAATGCTTGTACGTATTTCAACTAAAGATGCAGCAAAGGCGGCATTTAAGGAGCTTGGTGTTGCGGTCTATGATAATGCAGGCAAAATGAGAGATATGCGTCAAATTCTCATAGACTTAAATGGTGCAATGTCAAGCTTGACAGAAGAAGAGAAAAATAACTATATGGCAGCCATTGCCGGAACAAACTATTACTCAAAGTTTGGATATCTCCTCGATGGAGTAAAAGAAGGTGTAGACGGTACGGCTTCAGCTTGGGATGCACTATCAGATAACCTTAATAACTCAGAGGGTGCACTGGATGAAATGGATAAAAAGGTCACAAATACCTTAAAGGGTGCAATGGCAAGAATGGGCAGTGCTGTAAGTGATCTAAAAATTTCTATGGTCGAGGCTTTTGGACCCCATGCGATTAAAATCATAGATGGATTTGCGGCCGCTATTCCTAAAATCACGGAAAACTTCGTTGAAGTTATTAACAAACTTCCAATAGATGAATTTATGACAGATATTGGAAATATATCCTCAGGTGTTATGGATTTCTTAGTTACGCTCACTGGTGGAGAGGGTAGCATAGATTCATTTAGCAATATGATGCGAGATACTTTCGGAATTGAGCTTTCTGATTCAATAAAGAGTGCTATAGAGGTGGCACAGGATTTTATAAGTAAAGGGCAAGAAGTTGCAGGTTTTCTCATAGGGACATTGAAAAATGCTATTGGTAATGTGATGGATAAAATAGCAGAGAATGAACCCACATTTGAAAGTATTCTGGACCTGTTGAGCGATTTAAAATGGAAGTTTCTTGAAGCTTTTGATAATGCAAAGCCTACAATAACATTTATAGCAGAGACAGCTATTCCTAATGTTACTGACGCACTTCTTAAAGTAGTCGGGGGTGTGACAGATGTAGCTGATGCATTCGTACAGTGGGATGGATTTTTGCCTACAATCACTGCAATAGGTGTAGCAGTTGGAGCTGTTAAATTTTATCAGCTTGTAACAGGTATTTATTCTGCTGTAAAGGCTATGGCTATTTTGAATATAGCTAAAATTAAAGATATAGCTCTTACAGCCGCAATTCATGGGCTATACATTCAGGATGCAATAGTAAAAGCTGCCAGCACAGCTCAAACATGGGCACATGCAGCAGCTACAAAGGCTGCCGCTGCAGGTCAGTGGTTATTAAATGCGGCTATGAATGCTAATCCAATCATGATAGTGGTACTTGCAATTGCCGCATTGGTGGCAGGACTGATAATTGCATATAACAAAAGTGAAACCTTTAGAAATATTGTGAATAAAGCATTTGCAAGTATAAAGGTTGTAGCAGGAAATGTTCTTAATGCAGTTATTGGATTCTTTAAATCAGCATGGGAAGCAATAAAAGAGACTTGGAATACTTTTAAACCTTATTTTGTGAGTATATGGAATTCAATAAAAATCATATTCTCTGTAGCTGTTGGTGTACTGGGTGGATTTTTCAGGGCAGCATGGGATGTAATTAAAAATATTTGGCAGGCGGTAAAGCCGTTCTTCCAAAATGTATGGCTTACAATTAAGAATATATTCTCTGTAGTTGGAAGTGTACTCGGTGGATTTTTTAGAGTAGCATGGTCAATAATAAAAGGAGTATGGTCGGTTGCAGTTTTATACTTCCAGATGATTTGGAATAATATCAAGGTAGTATTTTCGGCGGTAGGAAATGTAATCGGAGCATTTTTTAGAACAGCGTGGGAAATAGTTAAATCTGTTTGGAATGTGGTAGGTGCCTACTTCCAAATGGTATTTAATACTATTGCCGGGATCTTTTCAGTTATAGCAAGTGTTTTGACAGGTGACTTTGCCGGAGCATGGGAAGCAATAAAAAGTATATTTGCCGGATTTGGAGATTTCTTCCAGACACTTTGGAACTCAGTTGTATCAATATTTGGTGCAGTTGGTTCGTTTTTTGGAACGGTTTTCCAAGAGGCATGGAATCTGATAACCGGTATATTTGGTAATGTAGTGACTTTCTTTAGTGGCATATGGGAAAGTATAGTTGGAATATTTACTGAAATTGGAGTTGCAATATCTGATGCCATTAGTGGAGCTGTAAAGGGTGCAATTAATGCTGTAATAAGTGGTGCAGCCGGAATTATTAATGGATTTATAGCAGCCATTAACATTGCCATCAGTGCAATAAATGCAATTCCGGGAGTAAGTATAAGTAAACTATCACCGTTGTCAGTGCCACAACTTGCAACAGGTGGTATCGTTTCAGATCCTACATTGGCAATGATTGGAGAGGGAAGTCAAAGTGAGGCTGTAGTCCCATTGGACACATTGTGGGATAATCTATCCTCGTTTGTGGACAGTGCTCTAAACCGTCAGGGAGGTGCCATAATTACCGCTCTTAAATTATTATCAAAGAGAATGGATGATATGCTTATAGGATCTAACCAGATACAGGTACCGGCACTAGTTGACGGTATAACAGGAGTGGGAAGCTCAAGGGATGATAATACCGGGCAAACGGAAGGAATAACTGTCACATATGCTCCTGTATATCACTTTGAAGGAACACCAACAAAGGATGATATTGTTCAAGCAGAGAAGGAATCACAGTCTGAATTTGATAAAAAGATGGAACAATGGCTTAAAAGAAAAAGAAGGACTAACTTTTAGGAAGGTGAAAATATATGAGGGTATACACAACTATTCAAGGTCAAACATGGGACCAGATTGCATATGAGGTGTATGGAAACGAATATATGTGCGATAAAATCATGGATTTAAATAGGGATAAACTGGATATTTTCATATTTCCTGCAGGAGTAAAGCTCATGCTACCTGATGAAGAAAATATAATCAGACAATCTGTGCCAAGTGACTATCCAACATGGAGGGCTATGCTTAATGCAAAAGGCTAGAAAAGTTACATATCAAATACTTTATGACGGAGCAGAGGTGGGTCTGTCAAGTCGATGTGAAAGTATATCGTATACCGACAATGATTCAGGAAGTGCAGATGAAATCACGATAGATTTGGCTGACAGAAATGCTGCTTGGGCGATGGGTAAAGGCTTTGTACCTGAAAAGGAGCACGACCTTGATGTTACCATGTATTTTTACAACATGACCGGTACCTATCAGGAATACCACTGTGGGAACTTTACGATTGATGATATTTCCTACTCGGGCGGAGGCAGTGGTCATAAGTGCAGTATTAAGGGAATCTCCTTACCGGCAAGTCAAGGCTTTCAAACAGGTAAGGTCAGTAAGACTTGGGAAAAGGTCACTGTAAAGCAGATTGCAGAGGAGGTAAAAGGCAAGTATGGCATGACTGACCTCTACTTCTGGGCAGGAGAGCCGATAATTGAAAAGATAGATCAGGAAGAACAATCTGACAGTGAGTTCATATCAAAACTTTGTAATGACCAAGGTCTCTTTATAAAGATTTATAAAAAGGCTTTGGTTATCTTTGATAAGACCATTTATGAAGGAAGAGGTATAACTGCAACATACTCAGAGCACGACTTTGAAGAGTGGGCTTGGAATACAACTCTGGTTGGAACTTATACCGGTGCAAAAATATCATATACACAGGTAGATAAAAATACTAAAGATGAAAAGGAAAAAACAAAAGTTATATCTGTAACTGTCGGAGATGAAACAAGGCTTTTAGTTCTCAATGAAAAGGCAGACAGTAAGGAAGAGGCTGAAAGAATTGCAAAGGCAAAGGTTAACTCTGAAAATGAAAAGGCTGTAACATTAGAGTTTACAGCTTTAGGAGATGCCAATATTGTGGCTTCATGCAATATAGAGGTAAAAGGCATGGGAAGAATTGACGGTAAATACTATGTAACTAAGGTCAGCCATGAGCTGTCAGGAGGTTCAGGTCATAAGATGCAGGTCAGTGCCTATAAAATATTTGAAAGGCTATAGGAGGCAGATAATGATAAGAATAGGATTTGTAAGCAGTATTGGAAGTGGTGGAGTGTCTGTCACCTATCCTGATACCGGAAAAACAACCACAGAACTTCCGGTATTGGCTTTTGCAGGGATAAAGCAGACATTCGAAAAAGATGATGCGGTAGTGGTTGCCCACATGAGCAATGATAATTCAACGGCAGTAATTCTTGGGAAGTTTTACGCCGGAGACGATCCAAAGGCAGAGATAGATGTAAGTAATGGAACATTAAATTTCAAAGACAAGTCGGGAAGTATCAGTTTAGCAGAGATTATTGCTAAGTAGGAGGATAAATGGCAAAGATTGGAAACTGGGGGCCTTATCTTAAATTTGAAACCAGTGATAAAAGAATCCTTACATTTAACGGATTTAAAAGGGATTTCGGAGTCAGAACTACACTACATCAGGTAATTGGTGGCAAGCCTTTGGTGGAGCTACTGGGAAGTAATCTTCAAGCTATAACATTTACGATAAAAGTTATTGCTACAAGGGGAATGTCACCTAAAAAGCTTGAAAAGAAACTCATAAACTATATGGCATCAGGAGTGACAGCTCCACTTGTGATTGGAAGACGGAATATATGTTCTAAAGCTATGATTACAGCAGTGTCGGAGAGTTTTGGTGTTGTTTTGCAAAAAGGAGAACTCCTAAGTGCACAGTTTGATATTACAATGACGGAATACAGATAGGGAAATTATATGAATGAATTTCAGTTTGAATTTTTGGATGAGATAGACAAGTCTGAAATTAAAGATATTCTTAGAAATTTGAATAATATCTTCAGACTGTCTGAAGGTACTGTGCCATTGATTAGAAGCTTAGGACTGTCAATTGATAATGTTTCTAAAATCCCTGTGGATCTTGAAAATGATATTGCAACAGATATTGTTGCAAAGGTTGAAATATTTGAGCCAAGGGTATCTGTAAGCAGTGTAGATTTTAAGCATACCAATGATGGAGAAACAAAGATAAAAGTATACCTTGAGAGGGGTGATGGCAGTGGAGAATAGTAACCTAAAGAGTATAAAAGATTATCCTGAAATATCTTTTATGAAGAACTATACAATGGAGCAGCTCGCAGATGATATGATTGCCTGGTTTAAAGAAAAATATAAGGAAATCACAGGTGAAGATATTGTGCTTGGTAAGGCAGATGATAGGCGAATAATATTGCTTACAGGTGCATACTTTATTTATCAGGGATATATGTATTTGGATGATGCCGGAAAAATGGGACTGCTTAAATATAGCCGTGGAAAATACCTTGAAAACCTTGGGGCCTTAAAGCATATACATCGAAAACCTGCAGCTGGATCCACAACAACAATTAAGTTCTCAATGACAACTCCCAGAATATCTGCAACCGGAATACCAAAGGGTACGAGAGTAACGGCCGGTGATAATATCTACTTTGCCACAGATAAATATTCAGAAATCCCTGCAGGGAAGACCAGCATAGATATACATGCCACCTGTACTACAGTGGGGCAGGCAACGAATAACTATGATGTGGGAGATATTAACACAATAGTGGACATCATTGCTTTTATTGATGAAGTAAAGAATATTACTAAGCCTGAAGGTGGAGCAGATATAGAATCAGATGATTCGTTAAGACAAAGGATATATATTGCTCCTGCTGCATACTCGTCTGCAGGTTCTGCGGATTCATATGAGTACTTTGTAAGACAGTTTTATTCAGATGTGAGCAGCGTAAGAATCTCAAGCCCAAGCCCGAGAGTGGTAAGGGTGCGATATTTACTTGAAAATGGTGTTATACCGGAAAGTGAGTCAATAAATAGATTAAAAGAATATCTATCAAGTCCAAGTATTAGGCCACTTACGGACAGCATAGAGGTTCTTGCTCCGGTTAAGAAAACATACGCTATCAATATTACTTACTATGTTAATTCAAGTGATCAGAGTAGAGCGGAAAGCATACAGTTAAAAGTGCTTTCCGCAATAAATGATTATATCAATTGGCAGAAAAGTGAAATCGGCAGAGATATAAACCCGGATGTTTTAAGGCAGAAAATTTTAAACGCAGGGGCAAAAAGGGTAGATATAACTTCGCCTGTTTTTACAATTGTTGATGAGGATTCTGTCGCAAGCTTGGAAGCTCAGTCGGTGACATATGGAGGACTTGAAAATGATTAAATATAAGGATGCGGAACCTGCATCGGTATTGCCTTATATATTATCCTCAGATACTGACATAGCTTCTATAAGCTATGCATATAAGAAAGCAATGAAAAAAATGATAGATACATCTGTGCAGACAGTACTATATGCAGATATTGATTGTATGGATGAGGAATTGCTTGATTTAATGGCTTTGGAATGTCGAACGCAATACTATGTGGAGAGTTTGCCGATTGATACTAAAATGAAGCTGATAAAAAATTCATTAATTTGGCACCAAAGAGCCGGCACTACAGGAGCGGTAAATGAACTTATAGATACAGTGCTTGGAGAGGGAGAAGTGGTAGAATGGTTTAATTTCGGGGGAGCTCCCGGAACTTTTAAAATATTAACTTCTGCTAAATTAAATGATTCTTCGCTTAAACAGTTTCAAAATATTATATCTAAAGTTAAGAATATGAGCTCCTCTCTGATAAGTGTTGAGCAAAGTTGCAAAATTGATATTAACTTGTATGTAGGGGCAAGCATAGTTCAATCAATGAAAACTGTAATCAAATGAGGAGGATAAATGGCAAGTTTTAGAAGTACGGTAGTGACGAACACAGGTATAAGCGTGATAAATACTGCATTGTCCAATAAGCAAGAACTAAAAATCAGTAGTATAAAGTCAGGAAATGGAACTTATACAGGCAGTGAAAATTTAGAGAATGCAGCAGGACTTAAAGACCTGAAAAACAGCTTTCATATAAAAAATATAAAGCTGGTAGATGATGCAACAATAAAGATACAAGCTTTAATAACAAATGATGATATAACAGTCGGATATGATATCACTGAGTATGGGATATATGCAGAGGTTGATGGATTAGAAAAGCTGATTGCGATAGCTACTGCTATAAATGCAGATTTTATTCCGAGTAAAGAAAGTTCTCCGGCATCAATACTTCTTGAGATATACCTGAAGGTATCAAGAGCTAAAGAGATCCACTTTAGCTATACAGTGCCTGAGGGAGTATATGCAACCGTTGCTCAACTTGAGGGACTTATAGACAAAGACAGTGGGTTGGTAGCAGAAGCAAAGTTGCCTGATGCCTGGCTTGAAAATGTTTCTATAACAGATGTAACTGAAATAGGTACAAAAAGAACAATTAAGAGTGCATTAAGTGCTTTAGTGGCTGGTCTTAAATTTGTGGTAAATATGTTAAGTAAGACTACGGAAGTATGGATGAGAGTTGATGGCTTTACACAGACGGCACCATACACATTAAGGATTGATATGCCCGAAATGAAATCAACCTATACGCCGATTATAAGTCATTTACTTTTGGATGGCGTAACTGATGCAGAAGTTATAAAAGGAGCATGGAAATCTTATGACTGCATAGACAGGGTGGATACTTTTGACGGATATATAATCGTGTCCTGCTTTGGAAAAAGACCAAAACAAGACATATTACTGGGAATAAAAGGGAGGTAAGCTATGGCAAAAGCAATTTTAATGAAAGGTGGTCGAGGCGGTGTGAGCTCTGATGAGGTGAATGCAAGAAGAGAACATGTTGTCAAAGGCTACACGGCTTTAACGGCTGACAGTAATGATGAGCCGGCGGAGGGCTTGATAGAAGATAGAGGTGCAGGTGCGGTGGAGGCTTTTGCTATAGGTCGTGAGGACTGGAATCATCAAATATGGGCAACATTTAGAAACGGCTGGTATCACAGACCTCCGCACCCGGAAGGTCATGAGGCATACATTTATATAAAGTATGAGGCGCTTGCAAATCTTTTGGGCGTTGATACGTCAAAGATGCTTGAGAGCTTAACTGTAGCGGACAGAAGGGGGCAGATACCTTCAAGACCTAATGCAACTGCATCTATAGAAATTGTAAATATACATTGGGAAAATCCGCCCAAGATTGGATTTAGGTTTCCACAAGGATACTATCAAAATGTAGGGCAGTATCAGCCGCTAGCATTTGTTAATTATGAAAAATTGGCAGATGCGATCAGTTTAAGAGCTAATAAGATGCTTGATGATACAACGGTGCTAGGAGTCCGAGGTGCTATTCCACAGTGGACCAGTCCGTCACATGTGGTGTCAGCTGTAAATAATGAGGGGTTTGTTTGGGATGATGACACAGGAGCAAATCGTGGCAGGGGGATAGTTAGCAAAATTCCCAAAGGGCATTACATACAGAATGCCTCTTTTGTCTTTTTACCATCAGGCAATCTCTACCCGCAAAATGTGGTAAAGGGTATAAATATCAATGGTGTGACAGGAACAAGAGATTGGGCAGATAGGACGAATGAGTATGTCATAAACTCTAATGTTAGTGTGAGTCAACTGCAGAATAATCAGCCTATAGCATTGGGTAATGCTTTTAGCGGTAGTGAAACACTTTTCATAGGTGTTGACTTAGTGGGAGTTGATGTAGATAGTGGATTTGTAAGACGAGATAAGGGAAATGGAAGGCGTAATATCGGAAGGATGCTTTTAGGTAAAAACGATAGCAATTTTGTTGCAACATTTATCCGGCGCTGCCCCGTACAAGTAGAGATTTCAAGGGATTGGGCAGGAAACATGTCATTTATACTCCATATCCCGTATGACTGGGGTTTCGGGCAAACACAATTTTATGTATACATATACGGACATAGTTCTATGCAAAATAATTTTTAGTGAGGAGAGAACAATATGAAATACACAGTATTTTATAAGCCTGACGGCACGGTGGTGTCCATAGCATCTGAACAGGCTAGTCTTGAAGAAATCAAGATTGGAACATTCGAGGTGCCGGATGGGCATATCATAGACAGCATAGATACAAGCAAGGCAGAGCATACAGCAGTATCACATGCCACGCCTATGACGGATGCAGCAGAGCTGGCAGCAGTAAAAAAGCAGGCGGAGCTTAATGCAGCAAGTCTTGCGGAACTGACGGATTTAATTATGAATGGTGGTAGTTAAACATGAGAATGTTTTTCTATATATTAACAATTTTATTATCAAGAAAGGAAAGAAAGTATATGTTTGAGAATTTAAGTATTTTGTATGCACAGTTAATTATTAGAGGTAAGAGAACTTTTAAGAGTGTACCTGATAAGCTAAAGCCTTATGTAAAGCAGGCACTAATCGATTTAGAGGCTGGAGAACTTGCAGTAGAGGATGATGTTCCGGCAACGCCTTTAAATGCAGACTAAAAAATGATTAGAAGCACCTTAGCAATAGGGTGCTTCTTTGTTTTAAGATTTTAAGAGAGGGTTTAATCATGATTAAATATGATTTTGCATCTGTGCAAATCGGAAGTACTGATATAGGTAATGGAGTTGGAGCATCTACTATGCTTATGCCACCTATAGGCTTAACTCCATAGGGTAACAAATAGAATATTAAGTAGTTTTTAGAGAGCCATAATGTGTTCTCTTTTTTATGCAGAAAGAAGGTAAATAATGTTGAATGCGTTTTTAGCAGGTAAAAAGCTTATGGGTGGAGATTACTCACAGTTCACTCTGGCAGGTAAAGCTTTACTAAGTAGACAAGGAAGAATTAGTAGAGAACCACATATCGGGGATAAGGTATACTTTTATAGTCAGAGCCTTGGTAGAGTGGCACATGTAGGAATTGTTGTATCTGTGGAAAAGATTGGAGATAGATACAATATTGAAACAGTGGAAGGCAATACAAGTTCCGTAAGTTTTGATAGAAATGGCGGATGTGTAGCAAGAAAAAAATATTCTTTCACTTTAGCAGAGGTGGGAGGAACTAATAGAATTAATTGTTTTTGTAGTCCATTGTTTGGGGATAATACCTGTACAGCTGAAGAACTTGTAAAAGTAGCTTGTGAAGAAATAGGCTATGAGGAAAAGGCAAGCAATGCAGGTCTTGACGGTAAACATACCAATGTGGGTAGAAATAACTATACCAAGTATGGAGAATGGTATAAGGAAAATTGTGATGGCAACAATCCGGCATACTGGTGTGAGCAATTAACAAGCTGGTGTGCTTATAATGCTTGTAAGATGCATAAAAAGAACTCCTTTACAGGATGGGTGCAGTTTGATGGCAAGTGGATGTATGAGCTTAATGGCGTGGTATTAAAAGGTCAGTGGATAAAATCCGGTGATAGATGGTATGTAACAGATAAAGCAGGTTATATGATCACAGGCTGGTTTAAACAGGATAATGATGAATGGTATTATCTTAATCCACAAGATGGAGCTATGCTTAGTGGACAATGGATAAATGTTGATGGTGCTGATTACTATCTCACAAGTAGTGGTGTAATGGCGAAAAGTGGATATATAAAGGATTCTGATAAGGAGCTTTACTACTGGGTAGATGATAAAGGTAAGTATCAGAAAGAATATGACACAGTGGCACCGGAATTTGATAAGTATGAGCTTATAGAATAGGAGGATTCATATGAAAGCAAATGTTTTATATTCAATCGTTGGAGTGATAGGGGGATTTATAGCAACTATGTTTGGCGGATGGAGCGAGGCACTTATTACACTTATAATTTTTATGTCGGTAGACTATGTGACAGGTATTATAGTTGCCGGGATTTTTAAAAAGAGTAAGAAATCTGAAAGTGGAGCACTGGAATCACGTGCGGGATTCAAAGGGCTATGCCGAAAGGGTGTTGCACTACTTATAGTTTTAGTTGCTGTAAGGCTTGATGTGGTGATGAAAACCACATATATTAAGGATGCGGTGATTATAGCTTTTATAGCAAATGAAAGCATTTCAATTATAGAGAATGCAGGACTTATGGGTATCCCAATTCCGTCAGTAATTGCAAAGGCAATAGATGTATTAAAAAAGAGTTCTGATAGTGAAATACTGAAATAAACTTTAAAAGCCTTGTAATGGGAAATCAATCCCATTACAAGGCTTTTTATTATTCCTGTTTTTCAGGCCATATATAGATTGTCTTTTTTTCTTCATCAAAGGTGGCTGTAACCTGCCGGTTATCAGGAGTTATACCCATGGCATTAATCCAATCCTTTGGCAAGGATAATCTCGTTGATATAGAGCCTGAACCTGCTTTTTGGAACATGACATTTAGTGTGCGCTGATTGCAATTTTTCATGTTGTAAGATTTCCATTTCTATGATATGTTATTCTTAACAGATAGGACGGTGTGAGTAAGTCCACCGTCCCCTGTTGCCTCATTTCTAGCTATTCGCTAGTTTTTTCTTTTTTAGCCATCTCTCGAACATCATTGATAGCCTTTTTGACTTCATCCATAGTCTTGCAAGCGGCAAACTTGTCAGCTACGAGATTAAGAATCACTTCCATTTGCTTATCTGTCATGCTCTCCATATGACCTCCTTTCTCCACCTACTCTTGGTTGATACAGTTAAGAGGTATTTCCCTTAACTGATATTAGTATAGCATAAAATAGACGGGTCGTCAACTGCTTTTAAAGTATTTTATAACTTTTTATTTTTCCGGGAATAAAAAGATTTCATACACTTCATTAGCTGATAAATTATAACGAGTTGCAATTTTACGAATGTATTTTATAGAGAACTCACTTCTGCCATTCCAGATGGTTGAAAAGTTGGGAACTGACATACCAATGGCTGCAGCTAAGTCCTTACACTTATCACCATGAGCATGCATTATTCCTAATAATTTGTCTTTTTTAATCATAATTTAAATGTACCCTTTCATAAACAATAAAAATGAATTAGCCATGTCGCCTTTCGATTTCACTCGAATGGATAGAGTGACCAGTGATACTGCTCATTGGTAGAAGCATCGTTTCTAATTACACATCACCTGACCTTCCTCTGCAAAGCAGGAAACAAAATCAACAAGTTACAATAGGCAATCGGCAGTGCCAATAACTCCTCCTACTTTTAAGGCTTTCACATTAAAAACCAGTCAAACCTGTCAACCAACACTCAGACACGGCATAATTCTTACTCCCCTCACACTTTTTCATTCCGGACTTGGGACCGAACAATGGTGGCTTAGAGTCAAAATAAGTTCTATATGTCAGATGAAATATAAAATCTGGTTTAACCACCCACCAGCAAGGCATATATAGTAGACTACACTACAATTTGAAATGCTCTTTTTATAAATTCCTCTTGAGCGGTAAAAGGTAAACTTTCAATAGTAAAATCAATGTCGGCACTGTCATAAACAGCATTAAATTCATTTGTAATATCAATCAGTAGTTGGTTTATTGCAAAATCGTATGCACTACTCTTTTCTACGTATTCCATAAAAACCTCTTGCGCTAACCCTGTGATACTTCCTTGTTTTTTCATTGCTGAATCCTCCTGATAATTTATTTCCTTTAGGTTGTGTGTATATTACCCGGTTTAACCACCCACCGGAAAGGACTTTGACTTGTAATACTTTTAATTTTTTGGATTTACATCTATAAGAGTCATTGACCCATACAAGCATTTATCTGCGATAGCTTGTGCTTTCTTTTTAGCGGACTTTAAAGTGCAGGCCTGTATAGTTCTTGTGGTTTCATATCCTCCACTTGTCAATTGATTGTTCCTTCTAAAGTATGTAGCTGTAAAATCTTTCATTTTTAAACCTCCGTTTTTTTAGTTTACCTTTAAGGTGTCTGTATATTACCTTGAAGTCGATATAACTTCAAGTTATATATAAGCTAAATATTTACCAATCTTTCGGCATAGCTTAAAGAGAATCTTTGTTGGTTATTTCATAAAGAAAGTATTGATTTTTTATAACTAGAGGCCATAATAATATAACTGATTGGAGGAGATGTAATGCGTAGATTTAGACAGTTGACAAGGTCGGATAGGTTGAAAATTGAGGCATTGGAGAAAGCCGGAATAAGTAGGAGAGAGATAGCAGGGCAGATAGGTGTACATATAAGTACAGTTTACAGGGAAATTGGAAGAGGCAGATACATCCACACAAATTCAGACTTGACAGAGGAAGCAAGGTATTCTCCGGATATTGCAGAAGAAAGATATAGGGCAAATTTAAAGGAAAAAGGTCCAGATCTAAAGATAGGCAATGACCATGCTCTTGCTAAGCATATAGAAGATAGGATAGCAGATGATGGATATTCGCCAGAGGCGGTACTTTTGGAAATCGCAACACAAGGATTAAACTTTAAAACTACTATTAGCAAGCAGACGCTCTATAGCTACATAGACAAAGGCATATTTTTAAGAATTACAAATAAGGAGCTCCCTGTAAAAGGAGTTCGAAGAAATAAGACCAAGAAAGTAAAAACTCAATCAAGAGCCAATGCTGGAGTAAGTATTGAAAAGAGACCTGAAGATATAAAGACAAGAGAAGAGTTCGGACACTGGGAGATGGATACCGTTATAGGTAAGAGAGGTGAAAGTAAACATAGCCTTTTAGTTCTGACTGAGAGAAAGACAAGGGCAGAAATTATTTGTCTGCTAAAAGAACATACCACGGAGCAGGTGTGTAACAGCTTAGATAAAATAGAACTAAAATGGGGAGATAAGTTCAAGAAAATATTTAAGACAATAACTGTAGATAATGGAACGGAGTTTGCTGATTGGGAGAGAATGCAGAGGTCAGTTGTTTCTCCAGCAGATAACAGAACAAAAGTTTTTTACTGCCATCCATACTGTTCATTTGAGAGAGGAAGCAATGAAAATCAAAACAGATTAGTGCGAAGAAAGATACCGAAAGGTACGAACTTTGATAGCATGACTGAAAGTGAAATTCAGAAAGTTGAGGACTGGATAAATAACTATCCAAGAAAGCTATTTGAGGGAAGAACGGCATCATACATGTTTGATATAGAGATTGCAAGTCTAACCGCATAAAATTATAAATTTATGGGGAAAGGGGAAGTATGTCCATTTTTAATAAAAAACAAATAAGAAATAGTGCAAAATAGCAAAAAGAAGTATTGCATTAAATTATTTGCATTTAATGCTTGACTTTTTAATCGGGAGATTGGAGCAGATTTATTGTTGACAAAAACAATGTATATGTAATAAATGAGGATGAATATACAGATAAAG